CAAATATTCGCCATTATTGCTGTCTTATTTGCAATAATATAGTTTAAACCATTTTTTCTAATCTTAATATATTTATTCTTTAACAAATCTGATTTATTTGATTTGATTTCCTTATCAAGAGTAAAGTAGAAATACTTGATAAAATCATTAAAGACATCATTTGGTATTGATTTCTTGATGATAAAAATATCAAGAATATTATTCAGAAATAATTGGAGGTCTTTCATATTATACAAATTTCTGTATACTTCTGCCGCCAATTGGTTGAATAATAACTCTGGCACCTCTTATGCCGTGGTCACTCCTATCTCCTTTATAAACTCCCAGAAATACAGGTTCATAACTTCCATTTATTCTATCACCATTATTAATTTTATGCCCAGTACATGTCAACTCATAATATCTTCCTCTACTTTGAATATTTAAAACTCCTTGCATAGTAACATCTACATTATTTTCACCATTTGGTCCACCAAAACCACTACCATAAACTGCTAATTTTTTTAACATTTCATCTTGTATTTTCCTACCTACAGTTGTTGCTGGAGGCATACCATTTGGAAACATTTCAAGTAGAGTATTAATAAATGCTTGAGTTTCAGGATGATTGTAAATAGTCGGTTCCACTCTTGCAGATGTTCCCGACCATTGTTGAAATGCTTTAGGTCCAGAACCTGCTTTGTGTGAAACATGTCCAACATATCCAGAAACACCTCTAAAATGAAAATCGCATTTAGGTGTTCCAGGAGTACTCTCACAAAGACCCACTTGATAAGTTGTGGCACCAACTTTTAATGGTATAAAATCTGTTCCCAACTTATCAAATATATCTTGCAACTGTTGATTTACTCTTATAATTTGAGCATCTTCCTGAGCGGTTGTTGCTTGAGTTCTACCAGAAAACTCAGAATCTTTATACAATTCAGTTAATCTGATCGTTGAACCAGATGCAGTTGGAAGAACTATGGACTGTCCCGACTTAAACTTGTTAAATTTAGTAATATCTGTTAAGTCTGTTGCAATAGATTTACTTAGTTTTATTTTCTGCCCATTAGACTCGTTTAATGTAAAGTCTTTACCTGCTCTAATTCTATTTAAAAAAATATTAAGATTATTTCTTTTTCCTAAGTCATTTACTGATAAGGTAGCCATAAGACTTTTATTTTTATTTAGTGCCCAAGAGAGGACTCGAACCTCCACGCCGAAGCACATGATCCTAAGTCATGCGTGTATACCAATTTCACCACTTGGGCTTATGGAGAATATAAAATTTATTCTCCTAATAAATGCTTACAAAGCAACGGTCATAGAATCATTCTACAATAGCACCAATCTTTTCATCAAGGTCCTTAATTACAGAACGAATATCACTAATACGAGGAGGAACAGAAACCTCATCATAAGTATAACCTTTTTGATTTTCAAAAAGAATTTGACGAACTGCTGCGGCAGTACGAACATCCATTTTTACAGATACGGATTTAGTCATCAGATGTCTCCCTCTTCACGATTTTCACTATAGTATACGTCAAAAAATCCATCCGGATAACGCTTCATCAGTTTATCAATATTAGTCTGAATCACTTCATCAAAAGAAACATCCAGAGCAATACACGCCTGTGCAACATACCACAGAGTATCTCCAAGTTCTTTAATCAGATGAGTACGAGTCTCATCATTCCAGGATTTACCTTGGAATACCATTTTCTTTACAATCTCCATAAACTCACCACCTTCGGCATTAATACCAACAGCGGCAGTCAGAAGACGCTCGATATTTGCACCCTTCTCATCCAACTGAACCATACGGTCAGACAGAGCAAGAAAATCTTTGGATGCATCAGAAGTTACGGCATCTACAAAGTTTTGATACTTATTAAAATCAACTCGTTGTGTCATGAAAATTTAAATCCCTCAAATGATTTTTTTGGTTTACTATCTTCGTAATTATACTCCTCTTCTTGCCCGGAGTCAAGTATGTCCTTTTGTGCCGATTGCTCCACATCATAAAGTCTCATCTTGGCACGGTCAATACCAACAACAAAACGCTTGAATATTGTTGGGTCATTATATCGATTCTTCAATTGCTTCACCATAATCTGACCCAACTCCTCAAGTTCCTCCGTGCCAATCAGAGCAAACATAAGGTCGGCAGTAGCAGGAAGACCGAAAGACTCACTAGTATCAGTAAGTTCAACATCAGAGTTTCCATAACCACTACGAGTAGTCTGAGTGGCACTTACAATAGGAACATTAAACTCTACGGCAAGTCCTCTCAATTCTTCGGCAATCGACTTAACCAAAGTATAGGAATTTACATTACTTCCACCCTTAAATCTGGAAGAAGCACAAATATTTAAGTAGTCAATAAAAATAATATCTGGTCTAAATGATTTCTTAAGTGCCAACTCATTCAGAAGTGCCTTGAAATGTCCAGAATGTGCTGAAGCAGTTGGATACTCCTTAATAACTAAAGTACCTTGAGTCTTCTTGGCAATACTATTTACTTTTTTCTCAAATGATGAACGTGGCAAATCAACCAATTGCTGAATCGGGACATTGAGAAGGTTTGCATCAATTCTTTCTGCAATTCTTTCTTCCGCCATTTCAAGAGTGATGTAGAGCACGTTCCTACCCTGTAGCAGGGCGGAGCTAGCCACATGGCACATGAATAGCGATTTCCCAACACCGGTTCCAGCGAGAGCAATATTGAGAGTCTTGTTAGGTAAACCACCTTTAGTGATTTTGTTGAAATATTCCAAATCAAATTCGATTTTATCTTCTTTACGGTGATAAAATTCATAACGTTCCTCATAATTTTGAAGATAATCGTGACCAATATTATTATCAAAAGATACTGCTAGGGCATCTGAAAGAATGCTTGGAATGGCATCACGATTCTTCTTTTCATCCTTTCCATCGGCAATATGAATGGACTCCATAAGTGCCAAATAAATTGCACGGTCACGACACCACTTTTCGGTAGTATCAAGAATCCACTGTTTATCAACCGGAGCATCATTAAGTTTGGAAAGTAATTCTGCGATTTCCTTATTTTCAGATTCGGTTAAATCTCTACGATTATCAATCTCAATATTAAGTGCCTCTATGGTAATTGAAGACCCGTACTTAACAATAAACTTAACAATTTCCTCAAAGACTATTTTCTCAGTTCTTTGTTCGTAGTATTCTGGTTGAATAAATGGAATGACCTTTCTGGCATAATCTTCGTTGAATATTAAGTTTCTAAGAATTGTAAGTTCAAGTCGTTCCATTATTTTAATTAAAGATTACGTTTATGATGCGGAACGTCAAATACAAAAGTAATTCTAACGTTGTCGCCAATATTGACTGCCTTGTGGGGCAGTTTATTATTAAACCAAAAGAGAGTTCCCGGTTCAACGATTATAGTCTCATCTCCAACAGTATACTCGTATTTTCCCTGAATGGAAAGATGATATCTATCTTTTGTAAGATAGTAAGTTCCTTCGTCAATATGAGAACCAACTATTTCACCAACCGGAAGAGCAAGGAATCCACAACGACGAAGTTTCTTAAAATACTTTCCCAAGTAATTAAGAACCTCCTTATGTTTTTCATATGCCGGAGTTTTAATACATATCTCAGTATTTCCTACATATTGGTCTTCTTTTTCAACTCCACCCATTATGAGTTGTAAGACATCCACAGTAACAGTATACTCTGTGGGGTCCAGTTGCTCGGAATCTTCAATATTTTTTTGAGACCCCCAGTCTTCTGGATGTTCTTTAAGTTGCTCTAGTATTTTAGATACATCAATATCAGTTTTTATAATGCGTATGTTTTTCATACGCCATAAGAGAACTCACCTTTGGCAATTACATCAAGTTTTTCCATTACTTCTTCGGTGAAGTATTTCTCTGGGTTCTTAAGAATCTCTTTGGCATAGATTTTCTTACCATCAATTTCATAGCGTCCTGCTACATTCTTCCAGAGTCCACCAATCTCACCAAGTTCCAGAAGACCATAGTAACGATCAAGGCCGCGCTCATCATAATACAAACGGACTTCAACATCTTGATTCTCCTTACTTAAACGCGATTTATGAGTCTTTGCCTTGATAATGTTTCCGATGACTTCTGTTCCGTCTTTCTCTTTCTTTTTGCTGAGATAGATGATTGTAGAAGCAGCATACTTAAGACCACTACCACCACCCATTTCCTTTGTAGGAACATATGCGCCAATAACATCATAAGTATGATTAGTAACTAACATAGGAATTTTTGCCTGACCCAGTTTCAGAGTCAGCATACGAAAGGCACCTTTAATCAATTGAGATTTAGTCATATCCCGAACTTCTTTGTCATTCAGGGCATCATTAATCTCTTTGCTGGTCGAAAGCATTCCCAGAGAGTCTAGCACAAACATACAAGGATTACGTTCACCTTCCGGTTTCTTCATATAAAGGTCAACTGCCTTGAGTGCCTTTCCACGAAACTCTTCTACTGTTACGACATTGACAACCACCAAACGAGTTGTGTCAACTCCCCTACTTTCCAGAAGGGATTTTGTGATTGCTGCTTCAGTATCAAAATACAGACAATATCCAGTAGGAT